CAGAAAACGGAGGTTTAGTTTTATCTGGCGGAGGAAGTTTTCAATTTGATAATTCGAGAGGTGAATATTATACGGATCGGTTTACCTTATCTGTTAATGCAAGAGCCAACGGTGAAGATTTATATTATGAAATAGCAGGGGCCGGTGCAGCCGAGGCAAGATTTTGGACCCCAGGAAGATTCACAGGATATCTTGCAGCAAACGCAAGCACCCATCCAGATTTTTCAACGGCAACAACTACTGGAAATATTTTAAAAGGAAGAATTGGCAGATTGAATACGGCCAGCTGGGAAAAAAATGTTTTTGGTAGTCCACTACTGTCAAATACTGCCAATTCTGCAACAACAACAACATTTTCCGTTAATCTACGAACACGCAATGCAACTAATGGAACAATTCTTTCAACTACTCCAACAATTACCTGTTACCTTTGGAGATTTGTCATAGATATTTATAACGAAAGCACCGGCAATTATCAAACTGCTAGTTATACCGGACTAAATGAATTTACAACAGTTGGCACTACATCTAAAAATTATTATGCCAGACTGCTGTTACCAACGAATACAATTTATAATAATCAAAGTATTTTCGGTAGTCCTAACTGGGTTATACAGGTAACCGGGCCGTCGACTGGTACTGCGGTAACTAATAACATTGACATTGCACCAACTATGTCCGGGAACGGATTTTGGGATGCAGGCACGTTTAATTACCATTGGTTTGCCAGTGCTACTTATAAAGATAATACAACGGAACCAATTGAATCCTTTAGACTGCAACTACAATATACTACACCAACCGGTATCAGCAGTATTTGGACATTAAGTCAAAATCATTCTATTGCCGCCAACACGTCTTAAAACGGTAGAAAAATATTTGACCTTGTAATAAAACTGTTATATACTAGTAGTTCATTAGGAGACTTCTATGATTATTGGCGTATGTGGTTTTATCGGTTCAGGCAAAGATACTATTGCAGATTACTTAACTAACTTTCACGAATTTCGACGAGAAAGTTTCGCCAATACTCTTAAAGATGCTGTAGCCAATGTGTTCGGTTGGGATAGAACCATGCTAGAAGGCCGCACAAAACAAGCCCGTGAATGGCGTGAACAAGTAGATCCGTGGTGGGCAGAACGTTTAGACATGCCCAATCTTACACCTCGTTGGGTACTACAATATTGGGGCACAGAAGTATGCCGTAAAGGATTTCACGATGACATTTGGATTGCCAGTTTAGAAAATAAATTGCGTAATAGCAAAGACGATGTAGTTATATCGGACTGCCGTTTTCCTAATGAAATTAAATCAATTAAAGATGCTGGCGGCATTGTTGTGCGGGTAGTTCGTGGCGAAGAGCCTGATTGGTATGAAGATGCGATTAACGCAAATCGTGGAGAAGTTGGTAATTACTCTTGGGCAACTAGTCGTAGCAGGCTTGAAAAGATAGGAATTCATGCTAGCGAAACAGCATGGGTCGGAACTAAATTCGATGCTATATTAGATAATAATGGCAGTATCGATGACTTGTTTGCTCAAGTTAGAGGTCTGGTACAAGATCACCTTGCTTCCACTTCACACCCTCGCGATGCAGTAGTCTTTGACAATTTGAACATACCGTCTTGAGATTTGTCTGACGGCAGTTGTTTAAGTCGCCGTCTACATGAAACACATTAAACACTTCTGAATAAGGGCTTTTAAAACCGCACTTATCGCAAGTGTTTTTCATTTTGTATCCAGCGCGATACCATCGTGCTATGCCAGCATATTTGCCACCTTTAAGACAAGCCTCACATAGCTTGCGATAATAAGTACGGCCATTTTTAACATAATTAATAGCAGCTGGTCTAAATCCGCAAGTACATAAAGGTCTCATATGCTATTTAAGCCTTTCCTGTCCCTTTTTCATAGTGTATTACAAGTATAAAAAGCCAAAAAGCACTAAATACAATTAGGAATAGTATTCACGGAGATTACAAAATGGCCCAATTAAGTTCACCAGGCGTAAGCGTATCAGTTATAGACGAAAGTTTCTATACTAGTGCAGCTCCTGGAACAACCCCTTTAATCATTATTGCATCTGAGCAAGACAAAGCAAACGGTTCAAGTACTGGCACAGCATTGGGCACTACCCAAGCAAATGCTGGCAAAGTATATTTGCTAACAAGTCAAAAAGACTTAGCCGATACTTTTGGAACACCAGTTTTTAAAACTGATGCAAACAACAACCCAATACACGCTGGAGAGCAAAACGAATATGGCCTCCAAGCAGCTTACAGCTACCTAGGCGTAAGTAATCGTGCTTATGTAGTACGTGCGGATCTCGACCTAGCTCAATTAGAGGCAACATCAGCTGCACCAACAGGCGCACCTGAAAACGGAACATACTGGTTTGATTCAGCAAGTACTAAATTTGGTATATTCCAATGGAATGGCGGATTAGCAACTACTACTAGCGGACAAACATTTGGAAATAAAATACCAACTGTGATTACAGACTCAGCACAAACAGATGCAGGAGTTCCTAAGGCAAATATCGGCCAATCAGGCGATTATGCAGTAGTAGCAACAACACAAGTTTATTCACTATTCTTTAAGAAATCAAAAACAGATACAGACAGCGGCGCATGGGTAAAAGTAGGAAGCGATGCCTGGGCCGCAAGCTGGCCAACAATACAAGGCACTAGTGCTAATCCAACATTATCAGCTGGCGACTCTATTATTATTAATAGCACAACTATTGCAGGCCATACAGGTCTTGCTACACTAGTAGCAGATATTAACGGTGCCGCAGTAGGTGGGCAAACTCCACCTCTTGACCCTAATTCATCAGGTATTATTCCTGGAATAACAGCAGCAATTATCAATGGTAGATTAGAACTGTACTCAACCGGTGCTGATATTATAGTGTCAGGCACGTTATGTGCAGCCCTTGGAGTTGTAGCAGGAACTTACAAAGCACCTAAATTGCAAATCAGCGCACATACTAGTGTACCACAATGGAAGCGTTCGTTAACCACATATAACAACAACAGTGCAACTGGTTCTGTATGGATTAAAACAACTGAGCCTAATTTAGGTTCACGTTGGAGAGTTAAAGTTTATAATGCAACAACTAAAGCCTGGGAAGAAAAAACAGCACCTTTATATTCAGACGCACCAACTGCATTAAAGGGATTAGATCCAACAGGCGGCGGTATTAACTTAGCACAAGGTGCATTGTATGTAAAATACAATTTAGAAGAAGACGGAGCAAACCCAGTTGCTGATTTTAGAATTCAAACTAGAAAAGTATCTGGACCAACAATAATTACATCCAAGTCAACATTTACTGCATTTAACTGGGCTGGCACTGATGCAAAGTCCGTTGTAATCGGCGAATCAGTTAAAGGACAATCATATACAACAAGAGACAGCGCAGGCGCAGCAATTACATTTAGTGTTGCCGAAACTGATACCATTGATATCGTAATTACAAAGCTGTTAAATGCAGTACAACAAAATTCTACTATCCCTAGTGGAAATGGAAGAGTTGCATACACATCAAGAATTACAGCAGAAAATATTGGCGGCCGTCTAGTTCTTAAACATTTAGACGGTGGTGAAATATATCTAGAAGACGTTTCTCCAGACACAGTAGTTAATCAACTGTTTGGTCCAGCATGGAATGGAACAACTGGTACTCTAAATTTCTACGAGTGGCCAACTGCTGGCGCTACAGGCGACTCATTTGTAGCCAGCAACTGGACTCCGTTTAACGTTATAAAAGCAAGTGCTAGTGCTCCAACTACAGAACCAGTTGCAGACCAATTATGGTACAGTTCAATGGTTGACGAAGTAGATATCATGGTACACAACGGTACAACATGGAAAGGATATAGAACAGTATATTCAAGTACAGATCCTATGGGTCCTATCGTAAGAGCTACTAAACCAGTTAACGGCGACCGTTCAGACGGAGGTAACCTTGTTGATAATGATTTATGGATTGATACAAGTGATTTAGAAAATTATCCAACGCTTTATAAATGGAATAATAGTACTAAAAAATGGATAATGGTCGACACAGCAGATCAAACAACTCAGGATGGAATTATTTTTGCCGATGCACGATGGGCAGAAGCAGGAAAAGATATTGCTCCTGCAACTATCCAAGAATTAGTATTATCGGATTTCTTAGACCCAGATGCTCCAGATCCAGCACTATATCCACAAGGTATGTTGTTGTGGAACTTGCGTCGTTCAGGATTTAATGTAAAACGTTTTGTACGTGACTACATTGATTTAAATGCAGACAATGCTAGATATAACAATGAAGCAATGGGCGGCTCTGGACAAGTAATTGCATATTATCCACATCGTTGGGTAACAGAGTCTGGTAATCAAGTAAACGGTTCAGGAACATTTGGCCGTAAAGCTCAACGTAAAGTTGTTATTCAAGCATTGCAGGCGTTGGTAAACAGTAATCAAGAAATGCGTGATGAAGAATCACGTGTGTTTAACTTACTTGCTTGCCCGGGATATCCAGAACTAATTGGAGAAATGATTAACTTAAACTACGATCGCGGATTAACATCATTTGTAGTAGGTGATACTCCAGCACGTTTAACTCCAGATGCAACAAGTTTAAATAACTGGGGCAAAAACGTTGCAGGTGCAGTTGAAGATAACGATGACGGATTAGTAAGTAGTGACGAATACTTTGGTGTATTTTATCCATGGGGCTATACAAGTGACAACATTGGAAATAACATTGTTGTTCCACCAAGCCATATGATTCTACGCACTATTGCATTAAATGACCAAGTTAGCTATCCATGGTTTGCACCAGCAGGCACACGCCGTGGTGGTATCACTAATGCATCAGCAGTTGGATATATTACATCTGAAGGCGAATTCCAGTCAGTATCTTTGAATACTGGACAACGCGATACACTTGCAGATAGTAAAATTAACCCAATTACATTTATCACAGGAACAGGGCTTGTTAATTACGGACAGTACACCCGTGCTAAAAATGCTTCATCATTAGACCGTATTAACGTAGCTCGTTTAGTAATTTATCTACGTCGTCAATTTGCACTATTGGCAAAACCATATGTGTTTGAACCAAACGACAAGATTACACGAGACGAGTTAAAAGGTGCAGCAGAAAGTCTATTGCTCGAGTTAGTAGGACAACGTGCTCTATACGACTACATTGTAGTTTGTGATACAAGCAACAATACTCCAGCACGTATTGACAGAAACGAACTATACCTAGACGTTGCGATTGAACCAGTTAAAGCAGTTGAATTTATTTACATTCCACTACGCTTGAAGAACACTGGCGAAATCAAAGGCCTAGCATAATAATAACGGAGCATACAAAATGGCAATCGCAAGTTTATCAAAATTCACAGTACCTTTAGCAACTGATCAATCAGCTAGTGCTCAAGGTATGTTGATGCCCAAGTTAAAATATCGCTTTAGAGTGATGTTTGAAAACTTTGGCACATCAACACCAACAACAGAGTTAACCAAGCAAGTTCAAGATGCGGCCCGTCCACAGGTTACGTTTGAAAACCAGAAAATTATGGTTTACAATTCGACAATTAACTACGCAGGTCGTCCAGCATGGAGCGAAATGACTGTTAAGTTACGTGATGACGTAACAGGACAAGTTTCAAAACTAGTCGGCGAACAAATGCAGAAACAATTTGACTTCTTTGAACAAAGTAGTGCAGCTTCGGGCGGTGACTACAAGTTCTTGATGCGTATTGAAATGCTTGACGGCGGTAATGGTGCAAGTACTCCTAACATTCTTGAAACATGGGAATGCTATGGTTGTTATGTACGTCAAACACAATACAATCAACTTTCTTATGGTAACCAAGAAATGTTGACAATTGATTTGACAATTCAACCAGATAATTGTATCCAGATCACAGGCGGAGCAGAAGCTCCAACTTCGAGACGTACTGGTACAGCAGCAACAGCTTCTGGTTCAAGATAATAAAATTGGCCTACTTAGTGGGCCTTTTTTATAGGCATTCATTAACTACTCAGTTAATAGTTACGGATAAATATTTGTATGGCCTTTACACCTAATTCATTTTTATACAGTCCTAGCAACGTAACGTTGAAAGATTACGCACACGCAGCTCGTGTGTTTACGGACGACCAATTTAGACTTGCTCCTAAGAGTAAGTTTTTGTTTCATGTAGCGTTTAACATAAATCAATCAGCTTTAAAAAATATTGATATTGCACAACGATATAAAAATGAAATTAATGTTCTAGTTAAATCTTGTGATTTACCTCAATATAAAGTAACTGTTGATACACTTAATCAATACAACAGAAAAAAGAATATACAAACAACACACAAATATGAATCTTTAAATATTACGTTTCACGACGATAATATGGGATTAATTAATCAGTTGTGGCAAAATTATTATAGTTACTACTATGCAGATTCTACAAGTGCATTAGATCCAGGTGCATATAGAAGAAATGCAACAAGAAACAGTAATTATATTACGAACCCATATGGTTTAGACAACGGAAGTACAGCGCCATTTTTTAATTATATCACGATATATCAAATGGCCCGACATGAATATGTCAGTTATACATTATTAAATCCTGTTATTAATTCATTCAATCATAACAAATTAGATTATGCAAATGGAAATACTCCACACGATTTCAGCATGGGAATTGCTTATGAAGCAGTGGCATACGGCAACGGAGAAGTGACAATTGGAGATCCAGAAGGATTTGGATTTGAACATTACGATCAAACTCCAAGCTCATTACAACCTGGTGACGGAACAAGACAGGAAAGTCCAACATTTACCAACGGCGCAACATTGAACATGCAAGAAGTGGTTAACACAGTAGCAGCTCAACTTAACACCTATCAAAATACAAAAGAAAATCAAAATACTGGATCAAGTAAATTAGTGACCACAACTCAAACACAACAAAATGGAGGGTTACAAGGATTTCAGTTTCCAGTAGCTAAATCTTCAACAAGTAATAATGTTGTGGCAACTCAGTCTTCGGTAGGAAAATAATATGGCAACAAATTTACCCCCACAAACAACAAATAATTCAAGCCAAGAAGTTAAACAATTTTTTGACAAATATTATATTAATCAAATAAGTTTTCCTTCAAGTCAAATTGACGCAGTCGTTGGATTCTTTTTACAACACGGATTTGATCCAGAAAGTGCTCGAAGCACCGGCATAGTATTGTTAAATCAAGCTCGCGAAGATAGTGTTAATGTATTTGAATTAATAGATACATTGAAAACATTATCAGACATTCAACTTAGCCAAGTAGTTGCACAAATATTAAATGCTTATAGAGAAAAGGTAAGTGTATTAGGATATCGTGTAGCTGGAATTGTTGATGAATACGAAAGTAGAAACATTCTAGTATAAAATGGCTACCAAATTTGCTCGTGGAAAATTCAACTTAACTCAACCAGAAAAGTATGTAGGAACAAAAATGCCTACATACAGATCTAGTTGGGAGTTTCAGTTTATGAGATTTTGTGACACTAACATTAGCATACAAAAATGGGCAAGCGAAGCTATACAAATCCCTTATAAGGATCCATTAACTGGCAGACAAACAGTATATGTGCCAGATTTTTTTATACAGTATGTTGATAAAAATAATACAATGCATGTGGAATTAATAGAAGTTAAACCTGCAAGCCAAACAATTTTGGAACGTGTGGGTAAGAACAAGTATAACCAAGCGCAATACGTTAAAAATCAAGCCAAGTGGGCCGCTGCAAATATTTGGTGTAAACAGCAAGGAATTAAGTTCAGAATACTTAACGAAAATGATATGTTCCATCAAGGTAACGCATAAGTAAAGTATGACTAAAAAACTTGAAGAACTGTTAAATCTTCCTGAGAGTAAAAAAATCATCAAGGATGAAGAAAAGAAACAAGCCAAAGCTGAACTGGCAAAATCACAGCCTCTGCTTCGCGATATTAGCGAATTTGACAAAATTTCAGCCGCCTTACCACAAGTTAAAGGGTTAGGAGATGCTAGCGATACTGAATTCGATGCACTAGCTCAACGTGCTACAGATGCTTATGATGATTTAATGGACTTAGGAATGAATGTAGAAGCCCGTTACAGCGGCCGCATTTTTGAAGTAGCAGGTACAATGCTTAAAAACGCTATTGATGCAAAAGCCGCAAAAATAGACAAAAAACTCAAGATGATTGAGCTACAAATTAAGAAGCAAAAGCTAGACAATGACGCAAACGGTGAAGATAACAGCATAAATCTTACAGGAGACGGTGTGATTATTACAGATCGCAATAGTCTACTGGAAAAATTAAAGAATATGAAATAAATATAGTATCGGGATTAAACTATGAAATCATTTACAGAATACTTAACAGAAAGCAAGAAAGTTTACGAATTTAAAATTAAACTAGCTGGCGATTATAAAAAAGCAGGAGAGCTGATTAAGTCAGCTTTATCACAATATAAGGTTGAAAGTTGCTCAGCGGGTAAGCGTTTACCCATTGCAGAAACACACGCAGATTTCCCGCATATTACAAATACAGACGTTACAATTTTTGATGTATGCACTAGTTACCCAGTAACTAGCCAACAAGTTAGAGCGTTGATTGCAGAAAAATGCCGTTGCCCAATTGACAGTGTTAGAGTTCGCAACTTAGCTGAAGATGCTGAAGATGCGCTTAATCACGCAAATGATGAAAAGTCTGGCGAAGCATTATTAAGCAAAGATTACGAAGCAGATTCGGCAGGACAAAAACTAGTTGGTGAAAAACAAAAGTTTAATCTACTAAAAGAGTTAATGAAAGACAAAAAAACTCTTGAGCAATACAAGGGTGTTAATGATGCGTTACTAGCATCAAAAATGCCAACTGAATCTGCACCAGCGGATTCATCAAACATTAATACAAAAAGCCCTGTTGGAAGTGTTAAGGCTAAGAAACCAACAGCAAAAACTGTCGGAGCAAGATAAATGAACTTCCAAGAATTATACAACAAAATTAGACAACTAGATGAAACTGGTGACATGGTACCGCCCGCCGCAGTTACATCTCCAGACGATGAGATGCTAGCAACAGAATGCGGTAGCATGATGTCACCACAAATGTCTGCTCCTAAACAAAGCGATTCAGTAACAATGAATGTTAGTATGAATGGCAGTGGTGCAGGCGGTATTAAAGATTTGTTAGACATTATTCGTAATATTGAAAATGCCGGCGGACAAGATAGTGATGCAGTATTAGTCGGTGTCGAAGCGGAAGAAGACTTTAGCGATGCAACAACTAGACCAGATCCAACAATGGTTCCAACACCAGACAGCGGTGATGACTTACATCGCGAAAAAGAAGAATATCCAAAAGCCAATGGCGGCGGCAATCCAATGCGTATGCGCGAAACATTAGTTTCTAAGTTGTCAGCAAGATACAACGAAATTAAAGGAGCGTAATATGAACGCAGAACAATACCGTGCCCTAGTTGCAAAATTAGAAGCAATTAATCCATCAGAACCAGTTCTCGAAGCACCTGTGGCAGCATTTGGTCAAGATGCAGGTACACCACCAGATGCAGCTGCGCCTGTAGGTTCGGTTGCTGCCGATCCAGCACCTGCTCCAGCTACCGACCCAAATCAAATTCCAACAATTGAAGCTGCAACATTTAGTCAAGCATACGCACAGGCTAAAAAACAAGGATTAAAGAAATTTAAATGGTGCGGTGTTTATGCTGTTAAAGATAAAGTTAACCCGCAGCCAGTACCTCCAAAGCCAAAACAAACAGGAAAAGTTGACTATCTAGGTCAACAAGATCCGTTAGGTGGCGATGCACAAAATCCAATGAGCTTTGCACCTAACAGTAACTTTGGCGCTTAAGATTTCGTCAGCAGTATCAAAAGGGCTCTTTGGAGCCCTTTTTTTGTGTAAATAAAGTTATGGCAAAAAGTTTAGATGGCGTCTTAACTAAAAAGGCGCACACCAAAGAAAGATTTACAGAAGAACAAGTTCAACACTTGTTGCAATGTGCTGACCCCGTAGAAGGTTATATGCATTTTGTTAAAAACTTCTTTCATATACAGCATCCTACTAAAGGTAAGATGAAATTTGAACCATTTGATTATCAAGTAAGACTGTTACATAGTTATCACGATTATCGGTTCAATATTAACATGATGCCACGGCAAAGTGGAAAAACAACTTGTGCAGCAGGCTATTTGTTATGGTATGCAATGTTTCATCCAGACCAAACTATTCTAGTCGCCGCGCACAAATATACAGGCGCACAAGAAATTATGCAACGTATACGTTATGGATATGAACTTTGCGATGATTATATCAGAGCAGGTGTTGTAAACTATAACAAAGGTTCAATGGAGTTTGAAAATGGATCAAGAATTGTATCAGCTACTACTACCGGCAACACTGGCCGCGGTATGTCAATTTCCCTACTATACTGTGATGAGTTTGCATTCGTTCAACCTAATATTGCAAGCGAGTTTTGGACTTCAATCAGCCCAACACTAGCAACAGGTGGTAAGGCAATTATCACTTCAACGCCTAACAGTGATGAAGACACCTTTGCTAATATATGGAAAGAAAGTAAAGATTCTTTTGACGATTTTGGCAACGAACGACTAGACGGATTAGGCCGTAACGGGTTTCATGGATTCCGAGCAGAATGGCATGAGCATCCGGACCGCGATGACGAATGGCGTAAAAATGAGATGGGACGTATTGGCGAAGAGCGTTTCCGTCGTGAGTACGGATGCGAGTTCTTAGTCTTTGACGAAACGTTGGTAAACAGTCTTAAACTTGCAGAGATGTCCGGACGAGAACCGTTATTTAAAATGGGACAAGTTCGATGGTATAAAAAGCCAACTCCCGGTAATACATACCTAGTAGGATTAGACCCTAGTTTAGGCACGGGCGGCGACTTTGCAGGTATCCAAGTATTTGAATTACCTAGTATGACACAATGTGGCGAATGGCAACATAACTTAACTATTGTACAGGATCAAGTTAAAATATTCCGGGATGTAATTAGATATATCCAAGGTGAAATAGGTGAAGATTATCGTAACAGCATATACTGGAGTGTTGAAAATAATACGCTAGGTGAAGCCGCATTAGTTGTTATTGCTAACCTAGGAGAAGAAACATTTCCAGGATTATTCCTCAGTGAGCCTGTCAGAAAAGGACATGTACGTAAATTCCGCAAAGGATTTAATACCACACACGGTAGTAAGATTTCTGCTTGTAGCCGACTAAAGTACTTTGTTGAAGAAGATAAAATGAAAATTCACAGCAAAACGCTACTTAGTGAACTTAAAACGTTTATTGCAGCAGGTGTTACATTTAAAGCAAAAGAAGGCCAACACGATGACTTGGTTTCTGCATTATTGTTAATTATACGCATGACTGTGGTGCTAGCAGAATGGGATCCGCTAGTTTTTGAAAAATTAACTCTGGAATCTTCGATGGACGACGATTGGGAAGCGCCGCTACCTATATTCGTTTCCTCAAACCTTTGATAAATATACTATGGACGCAAATTTAGATAAAATCGCAAAAGATCTGTATGGTAAAATACAGACCCGTTTTCGCAACATTAAAATCGGTGATGAAAACGCAGAAGTATTGAGCAAAAAGGAAGACATTCCTAGAGCTCGATTTTTTGAGTTTGAATACGAAGAAGGTGGTGCACCGCTAGGCACTATTGCAATTACATTAGACCCACAAGATGGTGTTGTAATGCAAGTTAGCGGTGATTTGACCGACGACGACAACGCTACACATCACGGGGCTTACAAGTTCATACGTGGTTTTAGACAATTTGCAAAAGATAGATTACTCAACTTTGACGTACAAAACATTGGAAAAAGTAACTTGGATAAACGAGATTACGAGTACCAGGCCAAACGTAAGGAAATGCCAATTATGCCCGCAATTATGGAAAATAAACTTTATGGTAGCAATAGAATTAGCTATCAGGATCTAGGCGAAGCTCGCTTAGTTATTAAACATAGCCAACCAATTAACTTAGATTTACCAGCTGGGCGTACAATGCACATTGAAAGCATTTACATTGAAAACACCGCTGGTGAAAGATTCAAGTATCCATATAAACATCTTAACGGTGCTCGTGCATTAGCAGAACATATCAAACACGGCGGCAATCCTTATGACAATATTGGACAACATATTTGCAGTCTAAGTGAAGAATTAGCCCATTTACGTAAATTCAAAGGTTATGTTAGCCGTCAAGAACAATTAAGCGAAGCAATGGC